ACCCTTCAAGAACTCCCTTGCACGATAAGGAACAACCATGTTTTTACTGAACAACAAACCCCTTGGTATTGATACTGCTTTCACCCACAACGGTGTGCAGTATCCCAGTAATTGGCTTCGCCTGACAACGCTTGCAGAGAAGATCGCCATTGGCATCACTGAAGTTGCAGACCCTGCGCCATATGACGATAAATTCTACTGGGGCGTAGGCAATCCAAAGCAACTGGAAGACCGTGAAGAAGTTGACCAAGACGGCAACCCCATGTTCGTGATGGAACTTGGTGAAGTTGACGGTCAACCAGCAATGGTTCCAACAACCAAGCGTTTGGTCTCCAAAGGCTTGAAGTCGCAGATGATCGCCCAAGTCAAGGCCACTGCTGGCTCTTTGCTGGCGGCTACTGATTGGAAGATTGTTCGTGCTTCTGAAGGCATCAAGCCTGTTGACGCTGACACCTTGGCGGCTCGCTCTGCAATTCGTGCGGCATCAGACAAAAATGAGGTGGCGATTACTGCTTGCACTTCTGTTGACGCATTGGCTGTGTTGCAAATAACCTGGCCAGCGGAGTAGTATAAATGGAACAGTCATTCGTCAACGCATTATTTGGCGGCATCATGGCTTTGCTGGGGTGGCTAGGTAAAACCCTTTGGGACGCTGTGCAAGACCTAAAGCAAGATGTCAAAGAGATCGAAATCAATCTGCCCAAGGATTATGTTGGGAAGAACGATTACAAAGAAGATGTCCGCGAGATCAAAGATATGCTGAAACAGTTGTTTGAGCATTTCCACAAGGAGCGTTAAATGCTAATACCATTACCATTACTTGTTTGGTTTGCTACTATTACAAACCAACCTATTGTAGTTTATATTGCTCCTGGAGAATCTCCTGTGTATATGCAACCGGCACAAGAAGTTAAACCGCCACAGACAGCAGAATATGTAGGAAACTGCTATCAATTAGTTTGTAACACATAGGAATAAAAGGTGTCTATATGATTTCTGCTTTAGTTGCTCCTTTGCTTCAACAAGGATTGTCTCTTTTGAGTAATGCTGTTCTTGCTAAAGGTAAGGATTGGGTTGAGCAAAAAACTGGGGTCAAGCTTGATGATCCAATGACTCCAGAACAAATAGCTAGACTTAAACAAGCTGAAATGGAACATGAAGAAGAACTCATGCGTCTTAAACTTGAAGAAAACAAACTAGACATTGAGCTTATGAAAATTGTAGCAGAGACAGATAAAACTGTTTCTATTGCAGTAACTGAGCAGTGGAAATCCGATATGTCTAGTGATTCTTGGTTAGCTAAGAATATTAGACCTATTGCACTTATTTACATTCTTAGTGCTTACACTATTATGGCTTTTTCTGGTGGTGTTGGTTTTATAATTCCTGCGGCTTATGTAGAATTACTGGGCCAGTGGGGTATGTTGATTATGTCAGCATATTTTGGTGGTCGTAGTTTAGAGAAGATTATGGAAACTCGGAGTAGAAAAAATGGGTCTAGTTAATGAACAAGCTTCTTTTTTACTTGATGTTTGCAGACTAATTCAATATGCTACTGAGCAGGGATATGTAGTTACGGGTGGTGAGTTATATCGCACACTTGAACAACAACAGATTTACCTGAAGACAGGTCGTAGTAAAACGCTAAAAAGTAATCATTTAAAGCGTCTTGCTATTGACCTGAATTTTTTTGTCTATGGAAAATTAACTTGGGATAAAGAAGTGTTAGCTCCTATTGGAAAGTACTGGGAAAGTCTTTCTAACAAAAATAGATGGGGCGGTAACTTCCAAGCATTAGTTGATGTTCCGCACTTTGAGCGAAATGTATGAGCACATCAGGTACAACAAACTTTAATGTAGATAGAAATCAAATTATTTCTGGAGCATTGCGTTTATGTGGTGTTCTGGCAGAAGGTGAGACGGCTACTACCGAACAAATTAATAACGGTGCAGAAGCCCTTAACATGCTTGTTAAGCGGCTTGAGGCTGATGGTATGCCCCTCTGGGCTATCAAGACTTATGCTGTTCCAATGACAGCAGACACTAATGCGTATAACATTGGTGTTGGTCAAACAGTAGATACTCCAAAACCATTAAAAGTTATTCGTGCTTTTATTCGTGATTCAAGTAATAATGATACGCCTATGCGAGTTATTACTCATCAGGAATATGATGTGCTAGGTAACAAGGCTAGTTCTGGTCGTCCTATTCAGGTCTTCTATGAGCCATTGAATACCTATGGTGTATTGCATTTATTCCCAACACCTAGTTCTACTGATGCTTCTGGTAATACATTATATATTGTTTATCAGCGACCGTTTGAAGACTTTGATGCAAGCACAGATAACCCAGACTTCCCTCAAGAATGGCTTGAGGCTTTGAAGTATCAACTAGCAACTCGTCTAGCTGGTGAATATCAGATTGATCTTCAGATTCGACAAGCCCTATTGAGCGAAGCTGCTGCTCTAAAAGAAGCTGCACTAAGTTTTGGCACCGAGGAAGGAAGTTTTTTCTTCCAAGCAGATAGCCGAGGCTGGTAATAATTATGGCTACTCGTGTACCCGAAACTAAGACTGTACGGTATATGTTTACTGGTGGACTTGAAGCTCGCCAAACATCTACTACTAAAGATAAACGCTTTGTTAATCTCTATGAAGAGAAAGTTACCAAGGATGGTACCGACACCATAATGGTTAAACGTGCTGGGTTGGTCTCGCACATTGACCTTCCTAATGGTGTTGGCCGTGGTCTACAAGCATTTAATAACAAGCTCTGGACTGTTGTTGGAAATAAACTATACCGAGATACAACAGAAGTTCTAACACTAACTACATCTACCGGTAAGGTAGGCTTTACTGAAGCTACACAAGGTGGAGCTACCGTTTTATTCTTCTGTGATGGTACTGATGCTTACTTCATTAACACAAGTGATGTAATCACACAAGTAACTACAACATACTCTGCTTGGGCAGCAACTACTGCCTATGTCTTAACTAATCGTCGCCGCCCAACGGTTGTGAATAACCTATACTACGAGGTTACCACAGCAGGGACTAGTGCAGCATCAGAACCTACTTGGCCTACTACCATTAATACTACTGTTACAGATGGTACTGTTGTATGGACTTGTAAGGGATACTACGGTGGTTTCCCATCACCACACATTGCCTCTCCTATCTTCATTGATGGTTACGTAATGCTAGCTAAGTCTGGGACAGCAGATATCTATAACTGCTATCTAGAGAATGTTGACTCTTGGAGCCCCGCTGACTTCGTTACCTCAGAGATGTTTCCTGATGATATTAAAGCACTAGCTCGACAGAATAACCAAGTAGTTGCTTTTGGTGAGTATGGTACTGAGTTCTTCTATGACAACGGAGCTAACCAAGCATCTGGTAGTCCTCTAGCTCGTAACCAGAATACCTTCTTACAGATTGGTACTCCTTCTCCTTCCTGTATTGGTCAGAGTGAACAGCACTGTTTCTTTATTGGTGTTAGTTTAACTGGTGGTCGTACTCTTTGGAAACTAGATGGTTTTACACCAGTAGCAGTTGGTACTCCATCTATAGATCGTGTGCTTACAGAAGAAGGTACTAACATTTCTACTAGCACTGGGTATCTTGTTCGTGTCTCTGGACATTTCTTCTTTGTTGTTTGCTTAACTAGTCGTACTCTTGTGTATGACATTGACTTAAACTTATGGCATGAGTGGAACTCCACTTCACAAAATAGATACAATACTTCCCAGATTAATGGTGACGATCTAAACGTTTTAGCTATTAACGATAACGGTAGTGAAAGTATTTTCACAAGCACAGCCTTTGTTTGGCGATATGCCACAGACACTTGCTCTTGTGCTAATAATGGTAAGATATATGTACTACATGAAAGTTCAGGAATTGTAGCTTACTTTGATCCTAATGTGTATACAGATCTCGGACAAGTTATTCGGTGTGAGGCTAATACATCTAGCCTAGACTTTGGTAATTACAATCGTAAGTTTATGCATCGTGTTACTGTTCTAGGAGATCAGGCATCTAATGTTATCTTCTTGAAGTGGACTGATGATGACTATCAGACATGGAGTAGCCTAAA